AAAGGTAGCAAGTGGTTCATATTCATATGCTGGTGGAGCAAACACAATAGCATCAGGTTCATCCCAAACAGTAGTAGGATCATTCAATACACATGGAGATATAACATCCAGATTTATTGTTGGTGGTGGGGCTAATGCTGGATCTCGAGTAGATGCATTTAAAGTAACAGACAGAAATACCATTGTGGTAGCCACACAATCAGCAGCACCATCATATACTGGTGTGGAAGGTGAAATGGTACCTGTAAACATTAGTGGTACTTGCTACCTTTATGTATATATTGGAGGTGGATGGAAGAAAACACAACTTACATAACCAACCATATATTTATATCTAAAAACCACACATGGAAACAGTTACAACCAATACAGTTATATCCACTGACGAATTACAATCACTTAGAGATATACAAAAACAAACTCAATCCCTGGTTCTCGAACTGGGGGAAATTGAGTTAATGCGAATTCAATTAGACGAAAGACACGCATCCGCTAAAATACAATTAACCGAGTTAAGCAAACGCGAATCCGAATTCAACCAATCGCTATACGAAAAATACGGTCAAGTAAATCTAAACCCGGAAACTGGCGAAATATTCCCATTAACTTAACATATAATTAAATATTCACATATTTATAATTAAAATTAAACCATAATCAAACATGCCAACAACTATTGTATCACCAGGGGTAGCCATTAACGTAAACGATAATTCTGCAGTAACTTCCCAACCAATACAAGCGGGAGCAGCCATCATCGGACCAACAGTTAAAGGACCTGTAGGTATCCCAACCGTAGTAACTACATATAGTGAATATCAAAATAAATTTGGAGATACATTAGTAAGTGGATCTCAAACATATTCATACTTGACGTCAATTTCAGCGTATAATTACTTCAACAACGGAGGTAGTTCACTTCTAGTTACTCGCGTTGTAAGTGGCTCATTTACACCTGCTACAGCATCTATTCAAACAGCATTCGTATTAGAAACATTATCCGAAGGCGAAATCATGAACAGTGTTGGTGCTGAAATCAGCGGTTCACTAGTAAGCGGATCTGCCGATAACTACAGATGGCAAATCACATCACCAAACACGGCATCAGGTACATTCTCGCTACTAATTAGAAAAGGAGACGATTCAGCATCATCACCATCTATACTTGAGGCATACAACAACCTATCGCTAGATCCATTCTCGCCAAACTACATTGAAAAAATCGTTGGTAATACTACCGAAAACGTATCTGAAGACAACGGTGAATTTTACCTTGAACTAACTGGTAGTTACTTAAACAATTCAAAATGCGTTCGTGTTAAACAAGTACTTACACCTACACCAAACTATTTAGACAACAACGGTTTAGCAAAACCACAATACACTAGTTCCATCCCTACTTTAGCTAGTGGATCATTCGGTGGAGCAACAGGTAAAAACATACCAACTGGAACCGCAGCCAAATACTACGAGGCAATTAGTGATACAAATACACAAGGTTTACCAGCATCAGCATATACACAATCAATTGCATTATTAGCAAATAAAGATTCATACCGATTCAATTTCATCACTGTTCCAGGTTTAATTGGACGTAATTCATTCACTAACCACTACAACGTTATCAACACTAAATTGATACCTATGGTTACTGAACGTGGTGATACAATGGCTATAGTTGATGTAGTTGAATATGGTCAAAATTTAACCACTACAGTTAACGCAGCCGCAGCATTCGATACATCATTCGTAGCAACATATTGGCCTTGGGCTCAAACAATTGATCCAGCAACTGGACAAAACGTATGGGTACCTGCATCCACATTAATACCAGGTGTATATATGGCTAGTGACAGAGTTTCGTACCCATGGATAGCACCAGCTGGTACTAACAGAGGTGTTGTAACTAACGTAACTCGTGTTGAACGCGTAGTTACACAAAGCGGAAGAGACGCGCTATACGAAGCAAACGTAAACCCATTAGCAACACTACCAGGATATGGTGTAGTTGTATATGGTCAGAAAACGCTACAAAAGAAAAATACCGCATTGGATCGTGTAAACGTTAGACGTTTATTAATCGAATTAAATAACTACATTGGTCAAATAGCACAATCATTAGTATTTGAACAAAATACAGCAAGTACACGTAATGAATTTTTAGCACAAGTAAATCCATATTTATCTACTATACAACAACAACAAGGTCTGTACGACTTTAATGTAGTAATGGACGATACGAACAACACACCAACCGTAATAGACAACAACCAATTAGTAGGACAAATATATATCCAGCCAACAAAAACATCCGAATTTATATTACTGGAATTCAATATCCTACCAACTGGAGTAACAATTTAGTATATTAACTCGAATTTACATAATTAACAATATATTTATAATCAAAATCAAACAATGGGAAACTTTACAATATCTCCAGGAGTAACATTAAACGAGCTAGATAATTCATATCTATCAGGTCAGCCTATTCAGGTTGGTGCCGCTATAATTGGCCCAACAGTTAAGGGACCAGTTGAGGTTCCAACTGTAGTTACATCTTATTCAGAATACAAAAACGTATTCGGTGACATCATCACTAGTGGAAGTGATGTTTATTCTTATTTCACATCAATTGCTGCATACAATTACTTCAACTACGGTGGTCAATCATTGCTAGTTGCTCGTGTTGTGTCTGGTTCATATGCTCCAGCTACATCATCTGTCATTGCAAATGATTCAGCATATGTGTTTGACGGTTATGTTAGTTCTTCATACGTAGCAGGCGGTGGAGTAAATGTATTCCAACTTGAAACACTAAGTGAAGGTGTAGACCAAAACAACGCAACATTAGGTACATCTGGTAGCTTAACTTTAGGCACAGCAAATAATATTCGATTTGAAATTTCATCACCAAACACAGCATCAGGTACATTTAATGTAATTGTTCGTCAAGGTAACGACAAGACAAACAAGAAAGTGGTACTTGAAGCATTCAACGGTGTAAACTTAGATCCAAAATCACCAAACTACATTGCACGTGTAATTGGCGATACTAAATTAAACTACAACCCATCAACACTACAGATGGAATTCAGTGGTTCTTACCCTAACGCATCAAAATACATTCGTGTAGCTGCAGTTAACTCAACAACACCTGACTATTTAGACACAAACGGTCAACCAAAAACAGGATACGCAGCAAAAATACCAGCAGCACAATTAGGTGTATTTGGTGGCGCTACAGGTACTGTTAAAGGAGGTGCTAATTTCTACGATGCAATTAACTCATCAAACACACAAGGTTTAGTTGCAGACAACTACACAAACATGATTAATCTATTGTCAAACAAAGACGAATATAGATTCAACATATTAACTACACCAGGTTTAACTAACGACTTACACACATCAACAATATCTACAATTATCACCAACACACAAAACCGTGGAGACAATTTATATATCGTTGATTTAACTGATTACAATTCAACAGTCAGTGAAGCAGTCGCTCAAGCACAGACACGCGATAATTCATACGCAACTACTTACTGGCCATGGTGTAACATGATCGACCCAGCAACTGGAAAATACGTTTGGGTTCCTGCATCTACATTAATACCAGGTGTATACGCAAACAACGACAAAATTGCTGCTCCTTGGTTCGCACCAGCGGGTATCAACAGAGGTGGTTTAAACAACGTATCTCGCGCTCAATACAAATTGTCTCAAGCACAAAAAGACGAATTGTACTTAAGCAACATCAACCCATTAGCAACAATGCCAAAAGTTGGTGTAGTAATTTATGGACAAAAAACGCTACAAAAAGGTACATCCGCACTAGACAGAGTAAACGTTAGACGTTTATTAATCGAATTGAAAGGATATATCGGTCAATTAGCAGACAACATCGTATTCGAACAAAACACAGAACGTACACGTTCATTGTTCTTGTCCCGTGTTAACCCATACTTAGAAAACATCCAACAAAAACAAGGTTTGTACGCATTCCGTATCGTAATGGATGACACTAATAATGGCCCAGATGTTATCGACAGAAACCAATTAGTAGGACAAATTTACATTCAACCAACTAAAACAGCAGAATTTATTTCACTTGATTTCATTGTATTACCAACTGGAGCAGAATTTCCTGGGTAAAACTTGAAAATGTGAATATTTATAAACAAAATTAAAACTTACAAAACATGCCAATATTAAATTCAAGTGAGATCTTTTACACTGCATTCGAACCTAAGCAGTCAAATCGATTCGTAATGTACATTGACGGTATACCTGCTTATTTAGTAAAAGGGGTATCTGCAATATCATTAGACCAAACACCAGTAGAATTAAACCACATTAACGTTCAACGTTTCGTTAAAGGTAAAACTAAATGGAGCACAATTGACTTAACATTATTCGAATCAATCACTCCATCTGGTGCACAAGCGGTAATGGAATGGATCCGTTTAGGTCACGAGTCAGTAACGGGTAGAGATGGTTACTCTGATTTCTACAAGAAAGACTTGACATTCAATGTACTTGGACCAGTAGGCGATATCGTAAGTGAGTGGGTTGTTAAAGGTGCATTTCCAACCAACGTTAATTTTGGCGACTATAGCTACGATGACGACGGAGTTGCAGTAAACATCAAAATGACAATCCGTCCTGATTACTGTGTATTAAACTTTTAAATATACACCGACATATATCATTCAACCCCACACCAAAAATGTGGGGTTTTTTGTTTTTCCTTGCCTACCTACCACACTCATTGTATATTTATACCATATATTACAATATGAAAAACCACCCTATCAAACAAATCATCCGCGAGGAAATCAAACGCATACTAAGCGAGGACTACCAAGACAAATACAAAATGTCTGGTGGATTAGTTACCAACCTAGAGTTACGTCCACAAAAAGAGATATTGTCCGACATCCGCGCAATCACTGGTATTACCATTGTATCTGAAAAGGAGATATTGCCATACAACGAACAAGACAAACGTAACTTCAAGGCCATATTAACAGTAAAAGTAGACGGATACCCATTCATGAAATCTGGTGGATTCAACCGCGACAAAATGGACGATATAGCAGCACAAATACGTAAAGTAGAAGGTGTTGTTAATTTCAGTATGAATTCTGAGACTGTCGCACCAATTTAATATATGTATATCCGACAAATAAAGTTATAAACAAAATAAAGTATATGAGTGAATTTAAAATCCCTACTGAAACAGTAGAGTTACCGTCCAAAGGACTATTGTACCCTAAAGATTCAGAGTTAGCTAAAGGTGTAGTTGAAGTTAAATACATGACTGCAGCACACGAAGACATCTTAACTAACCAAACGTACATCAAAAACGGTACCGTATTGGACAAGTTAATCAAAGCATTAATTGTTAGTCCAATTAACTACGACGATTTACTAATTGGTGACAAAAACGCAATCATGGTTGCTGCCCGCGTATTAGGTTACGGAAGTGAATATAAATTCACATACGGTGGTGTAGACCAAACAGTTGATTTAGCTGCATTAGACAACAAACCAGTACACGAGGCAATTGAAAAAGCAGACAAAAACGAATTTGAGTACGTGTTACCATACACTAAAAACACAATCACATTCAAACTATTAACACACAAAGACGAACAAGACATCCAGCGCGAACTAGACGGTTTGAAAAAAATCAACAAAGACTCATCACCAGAACTATCCACACGTTGGAAATACATCATCACTTCGGTGGAAGGTAGACGCGAAAAGAAAGACATCCGCGAGTTCGTTGACAACTACTTGATCGCTAAAGATTCACGCGCGTTACGCGAATATATTCGCGAATTACAACCGGATGTTGATTTAACATTCCACGTTGATGGCGCTGACGACAAAGTAAACATTCCGATTGGTATTAGTTTCTTCTGGCCAGATATTTAATATGAAATGGACGTTAGTAACAAAACTAGAAATCAACTAGCATTTTTCGGCCTCACACCCGAATCAGCAGCTGAAACTAAACTAGCAATATATACTCAAATACACGAGATAGTGTTTCATGGTAAAGGCGGATACGATTGGCAGACTATATACAATATGCCAATCTGGCTCCGCCGATTTACTTTCAACCAAATCAACAAATTCTACAGCGACGAAAACGATCGCGCCAATGCTCAAACACAAGGTAACAAAACCACTGTAATTGATAGTGATGGTACCATTAAGGCACCAGAACATTTAAAACAGCATATGGATAAACGTACAAGTTACCAATAAAGTTATATTTATTCCATATTTATAACGAAAATATCCCCATAAATGGCTGACTCAAATAAAGACATACGAGACACAAATGACTTACTACGCGAGCAATTAGAATTACTTAAACAAGTAAAAGACCTTCAGCAAGACTCATACGATGTATCTGCAGCTGCTGTTGATTCAATTAAAGAGGCTTTGGGTATTAATTCACGTCGTTCTACATTTGAATCTGCTACTTTAAAAACTAACAAATCGATCGCCCAAGCTATACTGGACCAAAAAACAGGGCTGCGCGATTTAGAATCTATTGGCCGTCAAATTAACAAAAACCAGGATTTACTAAACAAGGCGAAAATAATTGAGAATGGCCTTACTAATAACTTGGGAGGGACCGATTTAAGTAGACTTTCTACATTCATCGAAATATATCAAGCTCAACAAAACCTTATACATGAGTTAGAAACAGCACATAATTTATCGTTAAGTGAAATTCAAAACAAACAACTAGCAATCAAACTTAATGATGAATTGTTAGACCAGCTCACCCAACAAATGGGTGTCCATGAACTTCAATTAGCATACACTAAACTAAATACATCTGAGCTAGAAAAGCAGCAAGACCTACGCAAAACCGAATTAGGCATCCAGCAACAACTAGAAGAACAGTTAGGGTTAGTTGGTAAAATTGCTAAAACATTTGGTCATTTTAAAGGAATATCTGAAGATGTAAACAAAGCACTAGCCGATACTACCAAGGAAATGCAACGAATGGCTACCGAAGGGGGTAAAGTAATTGGTAAATGGCAATCATTTGGTATGTTTGTGAGTAATTTAGGTAAAAACCTAACCAAACATCTCACGGACCCATTAGTAATATTAACATCATTCGTTAGTGTCTTCAAAGACATAGACTCAGGAGCTGGTAATTTTGCCAAATCCATGAACATAACGTACAGCGACGCATTAAATGTACGTGGAGAAATGGCTGATCTTGCCTCATTGTCCGGTGATGTTGCATTAAATTCTAAAAATTTACAAGAATCGTTAGGTTACATTAACCAACAACTAGGTACCAACGGAAAATTATCCGAGCAAGACCTAATCACATTTACCAAACTGCGTGAACAATCTGGACTAACCAATGAACAGTTGTTCGCTATGCAAAAATACACCATGGCTACTGGTGGTACATTAGAAGACAACGTAGCAACATTCCAGGCAACATCTAAAATATTATCATACCAAAACAAAGTATCCATTAACACCAAACAATTAATGGTGGATATGGGTAATGTTTCAAACCGAACCAAGTTATCCATTGAGGGCGGAGCCGAAGGTTTAGCCAAAGCAGCATTTAATGCTAAATTAATGGGTGGTAATTTGGAACAAGTAGCGGCAATTGCGGACCAATTACTCAATTTTGAGTCATCCATTGAGGCTGAATTATCCGCTGAACTATTAACCGGTAAAGACATTACGCTAGAAAAAGCGAGACAAGCCGCGTTAAACAACGATTTAGCCACAGTTGCATCGGAAATCACGGACCAAATAGGTTCCGCAGCTAAATACAGCGAAATGAACCGAATCCAGCAAGAAGCAATGGCTAAAGCCGTTGGTATGAATGCGGATCAGTTAGCGGATGTATTAGTTGAGCAAGAAGCAATCCGCGCCATAGGTGGTAAGTTAAGCGACGACGAACAACGTGCATTTGAAACAGCTAAGGGAAGATATGGTCTTGAGCAAGCATCCAAAATGCTGAAAGAAGGACAGTTAGACCAATTAGTTGACCAGCAATCAATCCAGGACCGATTTAACCAATCCGTAGAAAAACTCAAAGACATATTTGTGTCATTGGCTGAACCAGTATTGCAAGTAGTTTCACCTATAGTTAATTTAGTAAATCTGCTTGGTTCAATTCCTGGTTTGCTTCAAGGCATAATTGGTGGGTTTACTGCAATAAAATTACTTCAAATAGCTATAGGGGCACAAGAAAAAGTAAACATTGGTCTGCAAGCAACCATGAACTTAATGAAGGGCAAAGAGCTAATTACCCAAATAGGTATAGCTACCGCATGGGCTTTAGCTAACCCATTCCAAGCAGCCCTTGGTATAGGAGCAGCAGCTGTTATAGGATCATCCATATATTCAGCTATGAAAGGAGCAACTCCCGTAGGTGATTTTAATTACTCAAACAAAACAGGTGAAACAACTATATCTACTAAAGAGGGGGGTCTATACTCCATATCAGACAATGATGAAATAGCAGTAGCACCTCGAATCAATACCAGATTGTCATCCCCACCTTCCCCCCAACCTACACAAGATAATTCAGCATTAATAGCTGAACTGCGGGCAATGCGTAGTATATTTGAAAAAAACCAAAACCGACCGATTTATACTGAGGTTAAAGTTGATGGTGAAAAAATTGCAACTGCAACAAATGATAACAACCGTAAGAACAGTTACGCAATATCATAAAACTGGTTATTCAATTCAGTAATTAGCAATATTTATAAACAAAACTAAATTACCATGGGAATTAAAAACATGCTTCAAACACAAGGCTCTCCATTCGCTGCCGAAAAAAACGGAGGGACTATTTTACCAAACCCACTTGAATTCGTAAATTCAACGAACACAACATACCCATTAACACCTGGTTCATTGCATTACAATGCAACAACAAAAACACCAAGTTATTCAGTGGACGGTTCAAACCAAGCAGCAGTAAACGCGGATTTCATTAAGTACAATGATGGTGTAGCAAATCAATTACCAACACCTACGGCATTTGACTTAGAGGATTCAGTTACAGCTGACCCAACCAACAAACCAAAATACAAAACAAACAACGGTTCATATGCCAATACTTATTTAAAGGTATTAGGTAAAGCTGCATCATTTCCAATTAAAGACTAATTCTTAGTGGGTATATTAACGTCATATATTGAAAATGGGACTAAACTCAAATCACTTAAATTTGGTGACGACAAGTTTACCTCCCAGCCTTTCATTCAAACACCAATACCTAGCGACTCAACAGTAGTAACTAAACCTGCTACTCCACTCGCTGCGTACGCTGATGGTGTTGTGCGTGGAGCATTGATATCCGTGCAGCGATCAGCGCGTGACGTTGAACGTTTAACGAAATATATGGCTACACCAAGTGGTGTGCAATTCGCGCTAAAGCAAAACCTACTATCTCGCGTTGCGGTTGGTACCGAAACTAGTGGATTCTTCAACGAAGGTATATATACACCATTATCAACACTAGCACAAGCTGGTGTTGGTATTTTGGGTATACATTTAAACAAACAAGGACTTGACCCAACTGGACTAACCAAACTATCGTTAAAAAAATACGGTAGTACGGTATACAATGCCAATTTAATGGATCCAAATACATTCACTGACAATAGGTTAGTTAATTTGCATTTTGAATCAATTGAAGAACCGTCGGAATATGACACTAACCTTTATACCTACAAAGGTGGCCCTGGATCCATATTAGGTATTGGTAGTACCAAAATTAAATATGCTACAGAGGGAGACGGAATGGTACCATTACGAGTAATGGGGTCAAACGGTTTAAACCCAAAAACATATTTGGTACCTGGTGGAAAAGACAAATTATTTTCACCATCAATAGACGACGATACATTTAAACAATCGTTGCGTGATAAATTTACACCAATACTAGGTGCGTCCGTTAAATACGATTTATACAACAAAACCACAATATTATCCACATTATCCAAATCTAAATCTAACCTTGACTGGTTAGTAAATGGTGAACCTACGTATAGTGTATATGAATCTGGTTCATTAACACCTAAACCAAATATATCTAGTTATTTAGTACCTGATAAAACTGGTAAAACAGGGGTTGGTTTATCGTATGCTTATAATTTAACTCAACGTATTGATTTAACCACAGGTTCATATTATTCATCAATTAATGATAAATTAATAAATGCTGGTGCCGGTAGACAAATTGTAGATAAATTAAATTTTGATCAATATAACCCCCTCGACATATCACCGAAAATAGAGGGATATACTGAATATTCATCTGCCATTACTATAAATGTAGACAAAGCATCTAGTGATGCATCTGCAGAAAACAAATACCTTTCACTAAACGCACAGACTGGTTCATATTTAGCCAATATAGACAAAAATGTAGGTTACTACCCAGGCCCTGACGGTAAAATGGTATTTGGTCCCGTTAACCTTAAAGGAGAAGCCAAGGGAATTGGTCCTGACTTTAGGAAAGTAGACAGAATTGTACGTGGATTTATTGACTATAGCGGATCATACGATTACATTACAAAAAAATCCGAGGATATAATTAAAGATGGTGATTACTATAAAGATGACAATAGATTAGTAGATCAAGTATATTATACTTCAGGAAATAAACGTAAATCCCGTGACTTCGGAACAGGTGATGACCTCATCACGTTCCGTATAGACATCATTGACCCAACACACCCAAACAACAACCCAGAACCACTTACATTCAGAGCATATATCGACAACCTGTCAGACAATTACAGTCCGGACTGGAATTCACAAACATATATGGGACGTGGTGAAAAATTCCACAAATACAATTCATTCGACCGTAAAATATCACTTGGATTTACTGTGGTAGCTGAAGGTGTACACCATAGAGACAAAATGTACAGTCATTTAAACCAATTAGCATCATCATTAGCACCAACTTATACAGCACAAGGATATATGGCTGGTAATATCCACAAATTAACTGTGGGTAACTATATTAACGCTCAGTACGGTATAATTAACGGAATGACATATGAAATAATGGAAGAGTCACCGTGGGATATAGAATCAGGTAAACAATTACCAATGTATATTAAAGTAACTGGATTCCAGTTCACACCAATACATAACTTCAGACCTGAGTACAAATATGTTGCTCCTTTATTTCCGTTAATTAAAGAAGAGAAAAATTCACCTAAATTCGTCAATCAACACAATCAAGCATAAACCCACCCACATAATACTAAAAAAGCTTGGCCTAGCCAGGCTTTCTTTGTATATTCCATATTTATACATAAACCACTCATGGCTCGCTATACATCAATACCCGTTATCACTACACAAGACAACCCAAAACGTAGATTCATCAACGTTAAATATCCCGATATTCCACGCGACTTTTCGGACACATACGTATACACAACACAAGGTGACCGCTACGACATATTAGCCCAAACATACTATGGTAATTCAAGCCTGTGGTGGGTAATATCCAGAGCCAACCCATCCCAACCATCTGATTCAATCTACCCGGGTATTGGGGCACAAATCAGAATACCATCAGCATCACGCATCCCAACCATTTTAGGTACATTTGAAAATTTAAACAGAATATAAAGTTATGCCAAACATCATAGGAGAACCAATCCCTGACTACGTTGCAAAACAGATAAACCACCGTCAGCGAATCCATGGTTCGGGTCAAGACGGTACTGTACGAACAGCAGAACAAATCGCATACCTTAACTCAAAAACAGCGTGGGTGAAATTGGCATCTGGTGTGTCATTAAACGATGCGCGTGTTACTGAAGAAAAACTACGTGGTGGTACAGACCAAATGCCCGGGAGTACATTAGCAACACGATACGTGTTATTTAATGGTACATCCCACATTGAAAATGGCTACTTAACCCAGCGTGGTACAGACCCACAAAAAGACAACGTTACCGACTACTATACCGGAACATACAACGTAAACGCATTCACTGAAAACTCAGAATTTGGTTTAGTGCCTATGCCGGGTATCGAAAGCGCTGAAATCAAATGCATGAACCGTGGTTCAATCAAACGTGCCACAGTTAAAATCAAATGCTATTCACCCGAACAATTCCACATATTAGACTTGCTATACATGCGTATAGGTTATACCATGTTATTGGAATGGGGTAACAGTTTATACTGGAGTAATAGTCAAGACAACTTGCAAGAAATGGGATACACGCTAGTTGAGGACCCGGATGGTTTCTTTAGCGATAGTGTAAAGACATACTACGACATGATACCCCGAATTAAAAAATACCGTGCAGACAAATCTGGTAACTACGATGCATTGGTAGCCCGTGTAGTAAATTTCAGTTGGCAATTTGCCCAAGACGGTTCATATGACATCACACTAGAGTTACTTAGTATGGGTGATGTAATTGAGTCACTCAAAACAAACATATCACCAAACCCAGACATTTTAAAGTTAATTGATACCACATACAATTCTACCACTGAAACTGGCACTGCTGACTCTGCATCTGACTTAATAGTTTCACCAACATCCAATGTTATCTCGTCGTATTTATACTACCAGTCATTGTTGAATAGTGACCGTACTAATTATTCTACTGAAAAAATAACCATTTCAGTAAAGGACACACCCACTCAAATGGGTCATTTCATTAAACCAGTGGAGGGAGATGTACCTGTACCGCAAAGTATAGAGACTTTAGGCCCGTATAATTCAGATTCAGCCGCTAGACAGGCAATAAAAACCCTATACCCTGAATCCACTGAATTTATTCGAAGCAGCAATATATTCCAAATAATTCAAACCATCCCCGTTAACCAATATTGGATAATGGAGAGTGGGGGTGAGTACTTGGTCAAATATCAACCTAAACCAACTGCATTTAATAATACCGACCAAGAAATAAAGGACGTCGCATTCATCGAATACAGCAATGCTGCTAAAGATGACTACCTATTGGGATACTACATGCGTTTTGGACATTTACTAGATTTCCTTAGGGAATACGTTATCCCAAATATACACAATGGAAACCAACCCATAGCCAAAATGCTAACCATAGACAGCAACACATATTCCAGTTTAATGTACCATTTCCCATTCCAGGTATCGTTAGACCCACAAGTATGTATTGTGAATAACCACGATGAACCAGTAGGATCCAAACACTATTTCCACCAATTAAAACACTGGATAAACCCAGACAAGAAAGGATCTGCGTACATGATGAACATATATATTCATCACCAAACAATCGATTCTTGTTTAAAAAACAATTTAGACGAGAAGGGCAATTTATCGCTATTTAACTTCTTGGACAGTATGTGTAAGGAATTAAACAAAGCGTTGGGCGGTATAAACACTCTGGAACCAATAATCGACGAAGAAGAAAACACTATTCGCATAATTGACCAAAGCTACTACGAACCAAAACCACGTAAATACGAGTTAGAGTTGTATGGTTACAACCACGATTTTAAATCTTCAAACTTCGTACGCAATTTCAATTTAAAAACCGAAATTACCCCTGACTTCGCAAACATGGCCGCAATTAGTTCCACTGCTGGTGGATATGTTAAGGGCGTAGAAAACACCATGTTCTCGAAATGGAACAAAGGACTCAACGATCGTCTCCAACCAGAAATATCTGCACCAATAAGCACTGGATTCAGCAATAGCCGAGACGAAGTAAAGGAGACATACTTGAAAAAATTCTGGTGGGGTCACAAATCATCATTCGGTTTAAAAAACACAGACAAACCAGAATTAGACCCACAAATCATCGAGAACAACATATCCATAGTATCCGAATTCTACAAATCAATCCAGGCCGAAATACAATTAAACGTAGACGAAAAATATGCATCCCCAACAAACGGGTTTGTCCCAATTAACTTGGGTGTAACCATGGACGGAATTGGCGGTATTAAAATATACAACGAACTAAGCGTAGCATCTCGATTTTTACCACCACGATACCCTGAAAATTTACACTTTATAATTAGAGGTGTACACCACAAGTTATCCAATAGCGACTGGGAAACATCAGTGGAAACAACATCCATAGCCAATAGCGACAACAACGGTTCCCACTATATGCAGTACGACAAGTTACTTGCGGCGGTGAAGAAAATACTTGGCGAAACTAATGAACAGGTTACAAATACTTCAATGCGTATAAACACCCAAATCAAAAACAATACACCATTTATATCTAAAGTAAAACAAATAGCATCTAATCTTTCCATCAAACCTGAATACCTCATGGCTATTATGGAAATCGAATCAGCAGGTACATTTTCACCATCAATCCGAAATTCCTTAGGGTATGTAGGTCTTATCCAATTTGGCAAACCTGCAGCCCAAGATTTAGGTACAACTCGAGATAAATTAGCGTCCATGAGCGATTTAGAACAACTAGACTATGTAGAGCGTTATTTTAAAAAATCCAAACTCCCAAAAAACGCATCTGCATCCACCATATATACTGCAGTGTTTATGCCTAAATTCATTAATGAATCTGAATCATTCCACTTCCCACCTTATGCTTGGGTACAAAACCCAGCACTGCGTGACCCTACAAAACCGGGCATGCCTATCACCAAATCATATTTAGGTAAATTAGTTGAAAAAAGAGCAGTAAACTACAAAAACATATAAACATGTACCTACCACAATCACAATACAAAGCAAACCTATTCACCAACGGTGGCGAATTTAAAATCGCTACCACCGGTGAAATATATTCAGGTTACTATTTCGAAACATACAAAAACGAAAGATATACCGGTAAATCACCACAAGACGGTACACCACAATTTTTGCTACCACTAGTTGAACAAACCAATTTACCCAACAATTCAGTAACACCTGAACGTGTTGAAATATCCATTTCACCAAACATGGAATATTCACACACAGCTAAACCACGTTTAATCCCACAACCAAACCCAACTCAACCCACACCGGATGACTATGTAAACGGTTTATTCACACGTTACTTCTGCAAGAAAAACAACGAACTAAAGTACATGGAAATCGACCAACCCACATACACCAAACTACAAGCAAAAGATGCATCTGTGGCTTGGGACTTATATACACCAACATCAATCCAGTGGTATATTGCGGGTGAAATTGAGAAAGTGTACAATGTAAACAAGTCAATTGTGAATTTGGTGGAAGTGGAGGAAAAGTGGTATGGTTTCTCGCAATACTTTAAACAAGACTACGCAAAATACTTTGCTGTTTAGTATTTTATTCGTATCTTCAACCCATGTTTTGGCTAATTGAGGATACAGATAAAATCGACATTTTATGTCGCATACGTCATAAAAACGTATACGTGGACATACTCCCTATATCCCACACTCACCACGCACAAGAAAACGAGATATGTGCAATATACCTCAAACCCACACAAAACGACAAAGGATATATACTCCCGGTAAACCACAACGACACAATCAATTTACCAATTGAACTGATTCAAGAAGTACTGGACAGCATCGAAACAATACACGTACACGACAAAAAGGAATTCCTCCACTACTTCACACACAAAAGCATTGCTTGTCCTGTACCTGGAATACACGTTAAACTACCCACACATACATCAACACACGAATATTTTTACCGTTTATATCCAGACCGAGCAGACGTTAATGCAATAATACCAATTGTAAAACATTACGAATGGTTTGAGCAACGCTTTAGCGTGTTACCCGAAACTAACACTACGCATTTCTACAATAAAGCTTGTATTGCATACAACATGCTAGAACGCAGTGGAATATCAGTTAATACAGGCGAGTATAAGCGATGCTTCGGAAAAGACGATACACAACGCGTCTACACACACTACAATTTAAATACTACAACCACTAGACCGTCAAATACGTTTGGTGGTATTAACTTTAATACATTAAGTAAAGACAATGGCGAACGAGAATGCTTTATACCGAACAACGATACTTTCATTGAGCTGGATGTTAGTGCTTACCATCCTATTCTTCTTGCACATTTGGTGGATCATGACTTTGGTGGGCAAGATGTGCATTTATATTTTGCGGACCTATATAAGGTGGATTACCACAAAGCAAAGGAGATCACTTTTCAGCAACTTTACGGAGGAATTTGGAAACAGTACGAAAATTTAGTATATTTCAGTAAAGTAAAAAAATATACAGACACATTATGGCACCAATTCACCACTAACGGCTACATTGAATGTCCATTATCGCAGTATAAATTTGAGCGTGATAAGTTGAGCGACATGAACCCACAAAAGCTACTCAACTACGTGTTGCAAAACTACGAGACCGCAACTAACGTTAAACTAATGTGGAAAATATTTAAACTGTTGCGTGGTAAAAACACAAAACTTGTATTGTCCGTATACGACAGTTTCCTATTTGACGTTGACGAATCCGAAACAGAAACCATGTCGCAAATACTGGACGTATTTAAACAATGTAAACTAAATGTGAAAGCCAAAGCGGGTGACACGTATAATTTCAAATAAAATCAGTTATGTATCCAACCTTAGAAGAAGCTCCGTATACGTATAATACGAGTCATGGCTATGACTATGACCTATTTATGAATACAGACTTAAACATGAACAATCGTTTACTATGTACTTTCACCACACTCGGTGACCTAGACAACCTAATTGGTGGTCTTTCAAACAAGTACAGCATACTATACAACAAAATGTTCGTTTTGCACATTAAAAGCAACAACGAATATGTGGTAACATACAACATTGACCAAGGCAATGTAACAGACATACCAGAAAATACAATTTTAGTGCACCGCAAGAAAGAATTCAATGTCTTGTACACCATTAACTCATTAAACGAACTAATTAAACGTTTAAACGGTGGTGTAGTTGACCCAAAATTCCCAATTGACTGGCAACACTACAAAAACAGCATATTGTTAACGCAAGAGGGGCAAATCAAAACACTCCAAACGCGCATATACAAAATAATTGAAATATGATTTATACTGAAGAAGAACTTAGGATGCAATTATTGGCTGGAATCATCACTGAAGGTATGTTTAAAGACGCCATGAGTAAATTAAAATCTGGTGTTCACAAAGTTATACTTGGAGCTGCATTATCCGTAGCGTTATCATTAGGTTCATGTTCCAAAGACAACCCAAAGTACATATACCAATACTCATACCAAACCGAAAACCAATTAATCTACAACAAATCAAACCAAATTGATACTAGAACAACAGCAATGTACCCAGTAGACCACCGGTTAAGTTCATCTGAAGTAGAGTCACTTAAACAAGAGCTAGACGCTCAGGCACCAATCAACAATGACGCTAAAGTACCAGGAACATCTAAATTAGTGCTATACACTATAGATACTCAAGGCGAATGGATGTAAGCATTTAAACAAATGCTTGGCTCCCCAATAAAGGTTCCGTATATTCAAGTTGTAAACAAATAAATAAGTTATATATGAACATTGACGCAATCAAACGCAAGTTAGAAGCAATGCAAAATCCACAATCCTCTAAGAAGAGTGATGTGAAGTACCCGGACAAATTCAAACCAACAGTTGGTAAACAAACAGTTCGTGTAGTACCATTTAAATTCAACAAGGAAAATCCATTCACTGAGTTGAAATTCTACTACAATATCGGTAGTAAAAAAGTAATCGCTTCACCATTAAACTGGGGTGAAAAAGATCCTATCGCTGAATTCGCAAAACAATTGCGTGGTACTAACGACAAAGAAAACTGGAAGTTAGCCAAAAAACTTGACCCTAAAGTTCGTATCCAAGTACCTGTAGTTGTACGTGGTGCAGAAGAGGACGGTGTTAAAATGTGGGAATTTGGTAAGGAAATTTACGAAGCGTTCCTGCAATTAGCAGCTGACGAAGAAGTAGGTGACTTCACAGACATCATGGTAGGTAGAGACATTAAACTAACTACTGTAGGACCTGAATCCACTGGTACTGCATACAACAAAACAACTATTTCAGTTGCAATTAAAACATCACCGTTATACGATGACGATGCTGTAGTTGAGCGTTTACTAGAAGAACAAACAAACCCGTTAGACACATACAAACCATTGCCATTTGACGACATCAAAGCAGCGTTGCAAGAATGGTTAGCACCTGTAGGTGAGGAAGACGAGGACAGTTTAGTATTCCCAGACGAGCAAAAAGCCGCACCTAAATCTAATTACAGCGTATCTACTAAACCTGCAGCAAAAACAACGAAAGCGGACAAATTCGACGAGTTGTTTGAGGACGATGACGACGATATGCCGTTCTAATTCGTACACAAATTATTTACTACTTAAAATAAAGTTATGGCTAAAGGAAGACAATCACTGTCAGCAGCTGCTGACCAAGCAATCAAAGCAAATTTCAGTCTAGACAAATTTAAGCAGAGTAAAGGATTGGCATCCAACGTAAAGTTCAAGGAACAACGTTGGATTCCTTTTTCTCCCGCCCTGCAAGACGCGTTATCCATTCCTGGTTGTCCTATGGGGCACATCATGATGGTGCGAGGCCGTTCAAATACTGGAAAAAGTACTACATCAATCGAATTAGCTGTGAATGCACAAAAAATGGGTGTGTTACCCGTGTTAATCATCACGGAAATGAAGCATGACTTCAAGCATTGGCGAACAATGGGCTTCGAAATGGAGGACGTTATTGACGAATCAACTGGCGAAATCACTGACCACACTGGATTCTTCATTTACCGCGACCGTAGCACATTAAATTCAATTGAGGATATTGCTACATTCATGATCGACTTATTAAACGAGCAGAAAAAAGGCAACTTACCATACGACTTATTGTTCTTGTGGGATTCAGTTGGATCTATTGCTTGCGACATGAGCATTGAGAAAGGCACAAACAACCCTATGTGGAACAGTGGAGCTATCGCTACGCAATTTGGTAATTTCATTAACCAACAAATTGTATTGTCGCGTAAGGAATCATCCAAATACACCAATACATTCTTAATCATCAACAAAACAGGTGTAGCTCCAGCATTAACACCAATGTCTCAACCTCGTATGACCAATAAAGGAGGGGATACGTTTTACTACGATGCATCGTTATGTTTAACATTTGGTAATATTACCAATGCCGGTACATCAAAAATCAACGCAACCAAAGACAAGAAAAAAGTAGAATTCGCGTTGCGTACTAAAATTGCATGTGATAAAAACCACATCAACGGTATTACCACAACTGGTACCATTATTTCAACCACACACGGTTTCATTAAGGACGACCCGAACGCAATCAAAAAATACAAAGAAGAACATTCGCACGAATGGGTGGACATTTTGGGTGCTGGAACATATGGTATCGACACAGACGATTCAGAATGGGGAGAAAAACAGGACAGTTACCCTACACCAGACGAAATTGACGCAATAATTTAATTAACCAACCGATGAAGAAAAATCTACTTAACCTACTTGACAATATCCAGGAAAACCAGGAAACACCAACTTACGAACGCTACATGCTAATAGATTCATTAAATCTGTTCTTCCGCAATTTCAGCGCCATAAACGCAGTTAATTCAAACGGAGTCCATATCGGCGGGTTAGGTGGTTTTTTCCGCTCATTGGGCGCGTTAATACGCCAAATACAACCAACACAAATCATCATGGTATTTGATGGTATTGGTTCATCCACATCCCGTAAAAACATTATTCCCGAATACAAGTCGGGGAGAAATGTTACCCGTGTAACCAAACACGAGTTATTTGACAATATCGACGAGGAAGACGAAGCAAAAATCGGCCAAATCGTTCGCATCATCCAATACTTAAAAACACTCCCGGTTAAAACCATTACCTTGGGTAATGTTGAGGCAGATGATGTTATCGCATATCTGTCAGGTACATTGCCTAAACACGAGAACGATCGTGTATTCATAGTATCCAGCGACAAAGACTATTTACAGCTGATTACGCGCCAAGTAATCGTTTATCGTCCAATTGAACGTGAATTCTATACTGAGGAAACGGTACGTGAAAAATTCAACCTTGACCCGCATAACTTCATACTATACAAGACACTACTAGGTGATGCCTCGGATGCATTACCGGGCATCAAAGGACTTGGTGCTGGGAAACTATTCAAGTTATTCCCCGAACTAAGTTCACACCCACTCACATTTGAAGACATACTTGAAATCAGTGAGCGCAACATTAAAGAACACGTAATATACGCAAGAGTGCTACACGATGTAGAACTACTTGAAAACAAATACAAAATCATGGACTTATCCAATCCCATGATGACCGATCAAGACAAACGCGACGTTGACAATTTAATCCAGAACACACCACTTGAATTTCACCCTGAGGCATTCGTGGAAATGTACCACGAGGACCAGTTGGGCGGTTTAATTAGAAATGTAGACTACTGGATACAAGATACATTTAAAGATTTGTTGGACAACCAATAAATCATTCGTACATTTAATACAAATAAAAGTTATATAATATGGCAGCACTCCAATCAATGGAAGAATATGGCGTTCCCTTTCAAATGAAAGTTATTTCGTCGTTACTCAACCACAAAGAATTCTTGCAAAACATCCACGATGTGCTTACCGAAGAACACTTTAGCAACCCGGCACACAAATGGATCATTGGTGAAATATTGGGCTACTACGGCAAGTATCACACAACTATATCAATGGACATGTTGAAAGTGGAAATGAAGAAACTCGACAACGATGTACTTAAAGTATCCATCCGCGAACAACTTCGTGAAGCATACAAAACAGATGTATCCGATTTGCCGTATGTACAGGAAGAATTCAGCACATTCTGCAAAAACCAGCAACTTAAAAAAGCATTGCTATCCAGTGTAGATTTACTTAAAGCTGGTGACTACGAATCAATCAAGTACATGATTGAATCCGCAATGAAAGCCGGACAAGACAAGAACATCGGCCACGAATACAAACGCGACACTGAATCGAGATACCGTGAAGACCACAGAAAAACTGTACCTACACCATGGGAACAAATCAACGAATTAATCCAGGGTGGTATTGGTAACGGCGATTTAGGACTTATATTTGGTGGTCCTGGTGGTGGTAAATCGTGGACATTAGTAGCCATGGGTGGATTGGCCGTTAAAATGGGATACAACGTTATCCACTACACACTGGAACTAAGCGAAGCATATACCGGTAGACGTTACGATGCGTTCTTCACTGGCGTTGATGTTGACCAATTAGACAAACACAAGGAAAAAGTGGAGGAAATCACCTCACAACTACCTGGTGAATTAATCATTCGTGAATTTGCAATGGGTAAAACAACCATGTCCACTATTGAGTCACACATCAATAAAGTAAGGGAAATGGGCATTGAGCCAGACTTAATCATCATTGACTACTTAGATCTACTTGCAAGTAAAAAACGAAACACAGACACTAAAGGCGAAATAGACGATATTTATACTAGCGCAAAAGGCCTTGCTCGCCAAATGAACATACCTATTTGGTCGGTGTCGCAGGTGAACAGAGCTGGTGCAAAAGATAGCGTTATTGAAGGCGACAAAGCCGCAGGTAGTTATGCAAAAATGGCCGTAGCCGACTTATGTATGTCGCTATCAAGAAAGAAAGAAGACAAAGTAAACGGTACTGGACGACTACACATCATGAAAAACAGATATGGTGGCGACGGTATGACTTACGAAGTTGACATTAACACTAAAACAGGACACATAGTAATTGGGGATGCATACGATGAGGAAGCAGATACGGTACCAGCTAGACAAAACCGTAAATTTGAGGACTTCGACAATTTGGACAAGCAATTACTTCGTGAGAAATTTTTTGAACTAAACACATAAACATGGAATCGCTATCCACACTAATAGCCAGAGTATACCAAACCCAGTGCAACCACTATTCAAGCATAGACGAGCAAGTGGCTGCTACTGAACACTACATACTAAACGAAATCACGCAATGGGGTATACAAGTTAAATCGGCCCCAGGCATGGTAACTTTTATTCCTGTTGGAAGTGATTTGGCTTCCCAATTTGAAGTTCGTTTATTGTACAAATCGAATTCGGATATGTGGGAGTTAAAATTTGGCAATTTATCTGCAAATAGTGAAGAAGCGATGTACACATGGGAATCGACGGACCGATTGCAAAAAGCATTATTCGTGCGTGAGGTACTAGAGAAATACGTTGTACCCGCATTAGAAAACGATACCCTCAATGGCATTGAATTCAGACCATATGCTGGTGACGGGTTAGAAAGCGATCGACTAAGTTACTTTAAAAATATGTACAACAAATTAGCAAAATCAAAATATGTTATGTCTCAAGAAGGCAGCACATACTACATAACTAAACATATATAAAATTATGGCATTAACAGAACCACGTTTACATTACAAACCATTTGAATACCAAATAGCAGACGACTATTTCGAAAAACAACACTCCGCACACTGGTTAGCGAGCGAGGTACCATTAGCATCTGATTTAGCTGATTGGCATGGTAAACTAACTGAAAGTGAGAAAAATTTGCTGGGCAACATATTAAAATCATTCGCACAAACTGAAACATGCGTAAACGATTACTGGTCAACCAAAGTATCGCTATGGTTTCCTGTATTTGAAATCCAGTCCATGGCTAGAGCATTCGCTGACTTCGAGTCAATTCATGCAAAGGCTTACGCACGCCTAAACGAGGAACTTGGTTTAGACGATTTCTCCGCGTTCTTGGAAGACGAAACAGCAAAAAACAAAATTGACCATTTAGTTGAAACATCTGGTGAAACGTTACACGATAAAGCCGTGTCATTGGCTGTATTTTCGGCGTTTACTGAGGGAGTAAATTTATTCTCATCATTTGCCGTGCTCATGTCGTTCCAATTGCGTAATTTAATGAAAGGAACAGGGCAAATAGTAGCATGGTCTGTGCGTGATGAATCGTTACACTCACAAGCGGGATGTTGGTTATTCAGAACACTAATTGAGGAAAACGAGCATTTGAACACACCAGAACTATCCCAAGCAATATATGATGCTTGTAGTGCGTCTGTGCAATTGGAATTCGATTTCATCGACAAAGCATTTGAAATGGGCGATATCGAAGGGCTATCGACTTCACAATTGAAAAATTTCATCAAGGAACGCGCCAACCAAAAACTAATTGAACTTGGGTTTAAACCACTATACAACGACATTAATCCAAACCTGTTGAAACAAATGGAATGGTTCGGCCACTTAACCAGTGGTGTTGAGCAGCAAGATTTCTTTGCGCAAAGACCAACGGCATATGCCAAATCTACCGCAGATTGGAGCGACTTATAATTAAGCAAAAACAAAATAAACATGAAACCAAAAAAACAATTAACCGAGGCTGAACTAGCAGCAATAGATAAAGACATCCAGTTCATTCAACAAAGTATTGACCGAGCTAAAAAACGATTGAAACAATATGGAAAAATTAAGTAAATTAATAGCTGAGGTCCTAGCATCAACCTATATTAAAAATATCAGAACAATGATGTCTCAAATAAATTGGGAGGGAATTGAAGACGATTTCTCTAACCTTTATCAATCATCCAACATATTGATACGTAATATAGAAAATATAGGAGAATATGATGGTGAAGACCCTCAACAAAGGTTAAGGACATTAAAAAACCAAGCAAGCAGTATTTCATTCGTACTAAAGAATTTGCTAGAACTTCAAAAACAAAACAAACATATATGAGCAAAATAAACGTAGATACATCAAACTGGGTGAAAGGCAAAGACTACCCGGCGTGGCTCGATCAAATTGGTATGGCCACCATTTCACAAGGCTACTTACTGCCACACGAAAATGTATTCAAAGCATTCACACGTGTATCTAAAGCAGCATCTCGCCGCCTTAAACGTAAGGACTTGCAGCAATACTTCTACGAAGCAATGGAGAAAAATTGGCTTTGCCTTGCATCACCAGTGCTATCCAATTTAGGTACGGAACGCGGAATGCCTATTTCATGCTTCGGTATTGATACACATGATTCCATTGACGGTATCGCATTAGCTAACGCTGAATTAATGCGTTTGGGTGCTTCCGGTGGTGGTGTTGGTATTGGTGTATCCCGCATCAGAGGACGTGGTAAAGAAATATCCGGCAACGGTGTGAGCGAGGGTGTTGTTCCGTGGTGCAAGATATTTGATTCTACCATCCTAGCAACAAACCAGGGTTCCGTTAGACGTGGTGCTGCATCAGTTAACCTTTCAGTTAACCACCCAGACATCGAGGAATTTCTTGGCATTAGACGACCAAAAGGAGACGTAAATAGACAATGTCTGAATTTGCACCAATGTGTTGTAATTGACGATTCATTCATGAACCGAGTTGAGGCGAAAGATCCACACGCACAGAAAATTTGGGGCGAGATACTAAAAACACGCCTTGAAACCGGTGAACCATATCTTATGTTTGAGGACAATGTAAACAATGCAAACCCGCAAGCATATAAGAATTTCAATTTGAACGTGTCAATGACCAATATATGTGTGACTGGCGATACTAAAATCACTATCAAAACTGGCGACACCATTCAAGACATAGAGATACACAACCTGGAATACCATTTACATACCAACCCAGAAGTGTACATTTTGAGTTACAATACTGACACCAATGCACAAGAATTTAAACTAGTAACTAATTTTGGCTTGACCCACCCAGACGCAGAATTGTTGGAAATCGAGGACGAGTCAACTGGATTTAAATTGCAATGTACACCTGAGCATAAAATCTTAACTAAAAACCGTGGTTGGGTTGAGGCACAACATTTAACTGAAGAAGATGAGCTTATATACTAAACAACACTACACTGAAAAAATCCCTACCTCTCGCGGGCGATTTATGGGTCTACACAAAGAC